CCTAAAACTGATTTAAGTTTTTTCATATCTGAGTCAGTATAAATCCTAAAAAGGCTAAAGCCAAAGTACCTGTACCGCCTATAACTAGATTTCTGATAAACGTAATATCAGCATCTAATTTTTCTAGGTGGTTAAAACAAGTTTTCCATCTTTCAGCGCATTCGGTTTCATGCCGAATTAACTCGTTGTAGGTACCTTGAACGGTTGGTTTAGACATTACTCAACAAACCAAGATTTAACCTTGCTAATCCATTCAGGTTTGTTTTTCCAAATAACCGCACCTACGATTACTAACACAAATAAAATTGGTAATAAAATATCCATAATGAAAAATTATATACTATTTTTGAAGTAAGATGGCAACCCAATGATAGGTCTTTTATCAAATTTATTTGTTTTAGCATCTTTGCCACTAGCATCGTTATAGTGCAAAAATACTTGTCCGCAATCAGTTCCCTCAAAAGCATCTCGCCAATGCTCTAATTCACAACCTCGATACATCAACATATCTCCGGGTTTTAATTTTACTTCAACTCCCTTTGAATCACTTGGTATGTACTCGCCATCTTTTACTTCACCTATACTTGCATCGGGCTCTAAATATATTGACCACTCATCGCCACCCAAGTGCATAGTTGTTGATATCTCACATGAATATCTGTCTTTATGTCTTTCAAGGATATCACCCTTTTTATAAATTCTTGCATAAGAATAAGTTTCTGATAATTTAACTCCTGACTTTTCCTCCATAATTGGTTTTACTTTTTGCAATAAAGTGTCCATTACTATGTCAGCATAATGTGAATATGTTTCAGGAACTTGTGGATCGTTCCAAACTCCAAAATATTCTGTATAAGGAGATATATATCTATTATCAAAAAGATGTCTAGCTACAGCTCTTTTATTTAGAAAGTATTGATAACAAAAATCTGCTAACTCTTTATTGATAGCTTTTCTTATAACCTGATATTTATTTTTTTTGAAACTCATCTTTACTCCTAAAAAATTCATTTTTTAATGCCATACAATTAAAGTGAATAAATCTAAATTTAGAATTACTTTGAACAGAAAATTCATGCATCAAATAAGCAGGAAAAATAACTAAGTCTCCTGCTTTCGGTTTGTAATGTATTTTTTCATTTACAAAAGAAATATCTGATCTATTTTTTTCAGGTAAGGCTGTAATAACTCTTGATGATCTTGGGTCAAAGAAACACGGAGCAGAGCTATTTTCTGATACTTCTAAAAAATAAAAACCTGAAACATGATTGTTTGAATGAACGTGAGCGGAATGATGGCCGCCTCCAAACTCACTAAACTCTTGTACCCAACTTTCTGTTATTAAGATTGAATAATCTGTAAGGTCGTGTCCTATTTCTTCTAAGTACTGGACAGATAACTTTCCTATATTGTCGTGCAGATCTTTAAACTTAGGATCACCTAGTAAGGTTGTTGAATGATAGGATAAACCAAAAGTATTTTTTATTTCTTTTTTAAGTTTAGTTTTAGCTTTTTTAATATATGGTTTACATATTTTATCTGTATCTTCAAGCCATTCTTTTTTGTCTAAAAAGGCAACAGGAGTAGAAAAATAACTGTATATCATCTAAAAGGGTATCCTAAATTCCAACACACTAAAGAGTGTCGTGTTCCTTTGGTTACAGGAGTAACTCGATGCCAAACAAAAGAAGGAAAAACTACTAAACTTCCTTTTTTTCTAATCTCTTCGCATGTCCTAGGCTGAGAGCCTTTGTCTGTATTTCTAAAGTCAAATTCTAGATCTCCACCTTTATATTCTTTAGGATCAGTCAGCGATAGAGTCATGCTCAACTTTCTAATTTTTCCTCTACCCTCTTTATTTAAATGATCTTGAGAATAAGGCTCAACATCAGAGTCACAATGCCAATCGTAAAATTGACCTTTCTTATACTCAGTAAATTGACAAGCTTCTGACCAATCCCAATCAAAATTCCAACCAGCGTTTTGATTTGCTTGATGTATGTAAGGTTGTATTTCTTTATAAATCCAGCGGTCTGACATCCAAACTACATCAGACTTACGTTTCTTTTGTATGTTCTTGAGTTCTTCTTTGGTTATTTTGTCTTTGCTTTTACTTCCTGTTAAAGCAATATTTTTATTTTGTTCATTACCGTAACGAACTATTTCATCGCATAGCCTTTCAGGTATGACTGAATCAAACCACCAATATTGATATTTTAAATGCATCTTCTCTCTCTGAGAAAATTATAGTTTAGTTGTGATTTAAAAGAAAGGTTATTAGGAGTTAGTCCAATTACCTGCTTTGACTTGTCTATAAACGACTCTAAAATCCCACATGCCACCTGCGCCTGTAACAACTGAAGGTTCTTTTACAACGACAATTCCTGATCCACCGTTGCCTCCACTATTACCTCCACCTGCTTCTTTCGCAGCAGCTCCACCGCCGCCACCTGTGTTGGCTGTTCCTGCTCCACCGTTTCCTGGAGCTGAAGGTCCTGGATTAGAATTACTGTTCAGTCCTCCATCTCCTCCTCCGCCAGTTCCGCCAGTTCCTCTATTGTAAGAACCGTTTCTTTCGCCACCACCGCCGCCTCCGCCTGCGTATGTGACATCAGAGCCAGTGATTGTAGAAGGTAAACCGTTGCCTCCCGGACCTGCTGAATATGTTGGTTGCACACCGTCTGACCCTGCGGCACCTGCACCACCACCTCCTCCACCCATTGAGGCAGGAGAAGATACTGCTCCACCATCATTACCTTGAGATGGGCTTACTGGTGGAGTATTACCAGTTCCTGCGGCTACGGTACGACCTCCACCGCCACCTGACCCACCCGGAGTTACAGGACTCGGTGCGTCTCCGCCCCCTCCACCGCCTCCAGCAGAGGTAACAATAGTTGTAGCAGGTGAATTTAAACTTGAATCAGAGCCTCTAGCTCCATTATCACCAAAGCTGTATTCGCCTGCGGCTCCTGCACCTACAGTTGCAGTAAATGTCAATGGTGCAGGTAAAGAGCTTAGTGTGCCAGTACGGAAACCTCCTGCACCGCCTCCTCCTGCTCCCGGACTGTATGGTCCTGCACCTGATCCGCCACCACCAACAACTAAATATTCAATTTCAGTTGTTAGAGGTTGTGTGGCTACTGTTGATGAACTATTAAAAGTAGTAATAACTTCGTCTTGTTTTGATACTGATTGAACTGCTCCAATTAATCTAGGCATTAGCTACTCCAAGCACCTGCTTTTTTATAAGTGTATTGAGCTTCTAAATTCCACATTCCGCCTAAATTATCAACTTTAGCGACTTCAGGTTCATGGATAACTACAACACCTGAACCGCCATTACCCCCTGACTGCGGATTGGTTCCTGCTGCTCCGCCTCCACCACCAGTATTAGCTGTTCCTGCACTTCCGTTACCATCAGCATTACCACATCCAGGACCTCCTGGACCTCCGCCACCAACACCGCCCATATAGGCTCCTGTTGCGGGTTGTCGATAAACACCAAGAGACCATCCGCCTCCGCCTCCGTCTGCGTAGTATGTACTTGTATGTGGGTATTGTTTACCTGCTCCACCATTACCGCATTTAGCTGCTCCAAGCGGTGGTCTACATCCTTTTAAACCGCATTCACCTCTTGCTGAAGCTCCACCACCTGCACCTGATCCGTAAAAAGAGTTACCCCAATACATACCATTACCTCCGGGAAAACCTTGAGGAGGACTAACAGGAGGAACGTTTCCATCCCCCTCATGTCTTGGATATCTTGGAATGTAGTTATCGTAACCGCCTCCACCTGATCCACCAGGATTAGCACTAACGGTAGACTGTCTTCCACCGCCACCGCCTCCTGCGGAAGTTTGACATAAAAAAGTTGAGTCTCCACCATTGTTAGCATTAGTAGGATTTTGAGCAGCTACTCCTGATCCTCCTCCACCTACGACTACTGGATAAGGAGTATTACCACTTACAGGTTGACAAGAAAAACATCTATATCCCCCTGCACCGCCTCCGCCTGATGCTCCACCACCACCGCCTGCAACAACTAAAAAATCTATAGAAGTTGTTAGGGGTTGTGTGGTGTGTGTACCTGTAGAAGTTTTGGTTGTAGTTACTGCAGCTTGTGGATTATCGACTGGTTCGTTATCAATACCTATAAATCCACCGTTAAGTCCTGCCATTTTAAACCTCAGTCCATGTTGAACTTGAAGGGTTCCACTCGTAATTGGTGGTTACAGCACTTTCAGCGTTTTCACCAACTACAGTTTTACCTAACCATTTTTGATTATCTTCATCCCATTGTATTTCCACCACAGGAGTGGAACTTACTTCTAAATTACTGGGAAAAGCAACTGGTGCCTCCCAATCATCATTGCTATCTAAAGTCCATGAATCAAATGGTCTAGGAGAAAGAAATTTATCTTTGCTTGGATTATAAGTATGCCCTATAGCAGCGTATTGCTTGCGTCGGTTTCCATTATAAGAAGTTTGTTTCCAAGCAACACCGCCTGTTGAATGTGGTAATAATCCACTAACAAATGTTTCTGCCTCAGTAGAATAATCTCCACCGTTAGCATTGACGTCTTCGTTTGATACTACAATTACTCGTAATACTTCATTACTAGAATTAAGTTCTGCAAAATGAGCCATAATATAACCCCTTACGCATCGTCTAAGATTTCGCCTGAAACAACGTACTCCAAGTCTGAGTTAGCTGAAGCAGTTACTCTAAGCAAATCTGTTTCGTCTAAATAAATTTGTGAGTTCTTATCAATCACAACCAATGTTGCATCGGCAGGAACTGATACTGTTGAAGCTACTTTATAATAGTTTGAACCATTATCCACTGAAACTTCTACTGTTATATCAGCAGCATTAGTGCCATCAACATTAGCGATTATTACTGAATTAACTTTATATACCTTATCTGAAGGTACATCAATAATGTCGACCGCAGAAGTGGTAACTGCACCTGCTATACAAAACGGTGTGACCGATGAAACATTTACTAAATTTGGTGTTGCCATTTAATATTTCTCCTTGTTAGCC